GCCAAGGTTGCTCGCCAGTCCTGCCACTGCGCAAGAGCCGGCCGGGCCGGCCGCTCGCGCCGGCTGGCGTGGGCCACGAACGTAACCTGCGCGTCGGCAAAGACACCGGCGTACACCAGCGAGGTCTCGACCAGCCGCGCCTCGTTGTAGGTGACCCGGTCCATGCTCGCCTCGTTGTCCAGGTCCCATTCGCGCGCAAAGTCGTGATCACTGCGGACGGGCACGACGCCAACCGACATGCCGGTTAGGAAGCCGTCACGGGCCATCCGGCCGGCGCGCTGCGCCTCGGGTGACTCGTCCAGTGCCCACACGCCGTCGAGCCCGGCAGCCGATGCGCGCCACTCCACCGCGCTGCCAATCGGCCACGACCGATCATCGTGCCAAAGCAGCAGCGGCAGCGACCGGGCCGCTTCCTTGATCGACTTGTCGAGCGAGCCGGGCGCGAACCGCACCAGCCGATAACCGCTGTTCGCCCACGTGTCGAACGGCACCGCGCGGCCGGCGAGCCGTGTCAACGTCTCACCCCGCTGCCCGGTGCGCTGCGTGTCTACGTCGACCAGATGCACCGCCGTGGTCAGCAGCATGCGGTCGACGGTGCCAGGTGCGCTCACGGTGTCACCTCGCTTGGGTTGGGCTGTGGCACGTCTTCCGGCGTTGCCTCATCAACGGGTTGCGTACCGACCGGCGAGACGGTCGAGACGGGCACGCCAACCGACGCCAGCCCGAGCCCGAGATATTGCCGCGCCTCTTCGGTCGACATGATGCCGGCGCCGGTCGCGGCCACCAGCGTGGTGACGGTCTGCGCAAAGTCGTCACGCAGGATTTGGAAACGGTCGAACCGCACCGACTGGCCACGCGGCAGCCACGCGTCCGACCAGACCTGCTCGAAATCTTGCAGCACCGGCTCGATGGACGTGCGCAGCAGTTGCAGGTACAGCGGGCCGGGTGAGCGGTAGGTGAGCGTGGTTGTCGGCGCGCCCAACCAGTACCCGTCAAGACCAAACATGTTGGCCACGTCCAGCAACGACAGTTGCCGCGCCGCGACCATCTGCGAATCCTCGGGAGACCACGCCAGCGGTGTGATGACCGTGCCGGCCGGCAGCACAGCCGGCAGCCGTTCCGGACCACCAAACTTGGTGAGCCAATCCTGCTTTGCCTGCTCTGCCTCTTCGCTACTCAGCCGAGGGTTGGGCGCGACGATGGCCACCGACGGCACACCGGATGAGAAAGCGTTGCGGCTGTACTCGTCCTCACTGGCCACGCGTTCTAGCGCGCGCAGATTCTGCTCGACAACGCCGACACCGCGCCACGGCAGCCACCGGTCGGCACCACGTCGCACGTGTATCACGTCGCCCGAGTTCAGTTCGGTGCCGCCCACGTAGTACGTCGGCAACGTCTCGTCGGGGAACCACACGACGGTTACCCATTGCGCCGGCACCCACGTGACCGACAGCGGCCAGCCATCGGCGCCACGGTTGGTGACGTACGAAATGGCGTTGCCGTTGAGCAGGTAATCCTCGACGTTGACCTGCACGAACCACGACCGGGCGCGCGTCGGGTCGGGCCGGTCCAGCAGCGACGGGCGCGCAATCGGCTGCACACCTCGATACGCGTCCATGGCCATTTGCTTGACCATCGACGCGTACAGCGTGACCGCACGTGCCACAGCCGGAATCTGCAACGCGCTCTGCACGTCCCACACCAGCGGGCTGGTGAGCCCGGGTGGCCAGGTGCCCGAGATTCCCAACGGTGGGCCCATGCCGGCACTGCCCATCACGGCCGGGCCACGTGTCATCGGAACGACGGTCATCACAGAATCCTGAACGGCTCGAAAGTCGGCTCGACCGCAACCACGACCGTCTCGCGCAGCGCCCACGCCACCGCGCGCAGCAGGTCGGCGCGGCCACCGTCGTGCGCCAGCAGCAGACCACCGGCCGGCGATGGCACAACCCGTGCGTTGGTCACCTGCCGCGCCATGGCGTCCCCACCGTCGTGCACCAACCGTGACGCGCCGACCCACTCGCGCAACATCGGCAGCGCCGCGCGCAGCGCACCGCCGTGCATGGTCACCGGGTCGACGGGCACAACGGCAGCGGCCGGGTCACCATCAAGGGATGCGCCGAGCAGCAGCCTGCTCGCAGGATGAGCAAGCGCCAGCATGGCAACCCATGCGTACGCGTCGGGTCGTCGGTCCGTGATCACTCCCCACACCGCTACCCGGTCACCGTCGATGCGCCCGACCGCTGCCGCTGCCGCCCCCATCCCGAAGTGATCCTCAACGCACAGCACCAGCGGGCCGGCCGGTGGCGCTAGCGACAGGTCGGCCAGCGCGGCCCAAGCCGTCTCGGCTATCAGCGGCTCGGCACGGCCACGACGGTTGCCGGCTTGCTCGGGCCAGATGTTCAGCCACTGCGCACGGAACGATGCGACCGGGTCGTCTTCGTCCGGGTCGTCGGTGTTGCCGGCCATCGCCCGCGCCAGTTTCGCCTCGATCAACACCTCTCGCCGGTGCGACCACGACGGGCTCGCCGCGCGCCAGCCGTCCCGGTCGTCCAGGTTGAGGTCTGGTCGTGCTGACCACTCAATCAGCAACGTCTCTCGCGGTTCGCGCAGCGCGGCGATGGCGTCCAGCCGGCGCGCAACCATCAACGACGTGGCACGACGGTGCGCGGTCGACACGAGCAGCAGTTGCGCGGACGCGCGCTCCACCATCGTCGGCTCGATGCCATCCTCGACCGCCTCGGCGCTCACCTTCCACGCCTCATCGACAACGGCAGCGCTCGCGCTGTACCCGTAGACCGCCTCCCGTGCGCGCAGCAGCCACCGCCCGTCACCCGGCGCGATGATCTCCTCTCGACCGTTCGACTCGTACACCTGCCAGCGGTCGTCGGTCTCGGCCATCGCCCGCGCCCACGCACGTGCCGGCCGCTGCACCTCACGAACCACCGACAGGTCTTTGCCGGTGTGCAACACCAGTTGCGGCTCGCCGAACCGCTCGCGCTGCCGGATGCGCCACGAACACACCTCGCGCAGCAGCCACGACTTGCCGCACTGGCGCGCCATCGTCAGCAGCGTGACCCACCAGACCAACGCGCCCTCGGCGTCGTGCTCCAACATGCGGGTGGCGACCAGCAGTTGCCACCAGCGCAGCCGGCCACCGCGCGTGGCCACGTCGGCCGCAAACTCCGGGCCGTACGAGCCGACCGCAGCCGGGTGCGGCGCCGACATGAACCGGGGCCACGTCGCATCGCCGGGTGGGTCGCGCAGGTCCGTGAGCCAATCGGCGCCGTCCCAGCACGGATCGGCCAGCGCCGGCCCGTACCAGCCGTGATCTTGAGCGGAGAGAGCCGAACCAGCGGCTGATCTCTTGGCTAGTGAGTCAAGATCCAAAACTGCGGTTGCGTCTTGCGCTGCGCGGTTGCAGTAACGGTGCGCCGGCCGGGCGTCTTGATCAAGACCGCCACGGCTGAGTGGCACGACGTGGTCGAGGTCCCACGGCTGCCACGGTTGCACCGGGTCACCGCACCGGGCGCACGGCTGTGGCAGTCGCTGGCCCCATGCCTGCCGACGACGGCGCCACGCGCGTGATGAGCGCGGGTCACCGGCTGCCATGGCGGCAGCGTGATCCTGACCTACGCGTCAGTCAACCGTGTGAAGATCGTTTTGCGCCAGCAACCCACGCGCTTGCGCCAACCGCCAGCGCGCAGCATGCGACCACGACCGTGGCGCGCGGTGCCCGTTGCGGTTGGCACGACTGCGGCAGCGTTCACCCGGCATCGCTCCGCACGTGTCGCACGGCAGCGTGCGCATGACCTGCTCACCGGCTGACGGTGGCGTGCCGGTCATCGGTCGTCGTGATGGCTAGCCATCACCAGTGCCCACGCGGCCAACGCCAATGCGATGACCGCCAACACCTCGGCAATGGTGCTCACCGTGACCGCCCGCGCAGACCCGGCGTGGTCAGGTTGCCGCGCTTGGTGCCGACGGTTGCCACACGGTTGCCGTACTTGGCGCGCACCGCCTTGGCCACCGTGCGGTACGAGCCGGCGTTGCGCGACGACGACGCACGCGCCAACGCGTTACGCGCGCGGCCCACCGTGTTGATCGGATACTTGCGTTGCTTCGGGTACACGAACGCCGACGCGGGCAGTTTGCTGCGCGCCACCATCTTGACCACCTCGCATCACTTGCGCTTGCACCTTGCACGACGTGCACACGTCTGCGCGTCGTGCCTGTCGCACCGGATACCACCGGCGCACGTGTGCCCGGCACAGCACGACGCCGACCGGGTCGTACCCGCTGGCCAGGTGCACGATGCCGTCAACGTCGTTGCGGATTGCGTACAGCGTCATGCCACGTCACCCCAAGCCAACGGCTCTAGGAAGTCATCAATGCGCCCGTTGCGCGGTCGCTCACCGGTCACCGTCCACAGCGCCGGCATGCGTCGTGGCCCGCTGCGGTCGGCCAGCACGGCCATGCCACCGACGCGGCGAGCGAACACGACCAGCCCCAGCCATTCGCCCGGTGTCACTCGGTGCCGGTCGGCTTTGCACTGCACCAGCAGCGGCGGTTTGCCAGCCTCGCGCAGTGCGATCACGTCGAACACGCCATGACTGCCGGCGCTGCGCAGCGCGATCACGCAGCCCGCCTCGATGAGCCGTTGGGCCACGTCGCGCTCAAGCCCGGTGCCTCGGTCGTAGTTGGTCATGGGCTGTGCCGGATCACGGCGGTGGCGATGGCCAGCAGTGCGGCAGCGATGACCACGCAGACGGTCAGGAT